TAAAAAAAAATAACGTAAAAAACTTACGTTATTTTTTATGCATCCATCACCGTCTTCCGAATATATCGGGGATCGATTGGTCAGAGCGCTTGCGTTCCGTAATAGAAGCGCAGTAGCACAAGCGCTTGTAACAGCAGGAGCGGCCTCGCTACGATCGAGCTGCGCAAATCGACCAGCTCCTCCAAGTAACGATACAACCATCCGTTTTCCTTCGATACGCCTCGAAGCTTGCACTCGACATAGCTAAGCGTGCATTTGCGATAGTTGGCGATCCACTTGAACGCCACATACATCGTGATCATCGCGTACCATTCGGGAATCCTCTCGACGTACGCGATCGCTAAAATCAAATAAAGGACCACCGTCATGAACAGAAAGGGGGACATCCTTTCCGCAAGTTATACCTTAAAGAGCGCTAATATTCAGGCGTAGCACCCGTTGGCCAGCGCGTAGGCGATGTACACCACGCCGCAGCAGCACGCACCCAAGATGTGCGCCACCGCGTTGCCTCCCTTCTGAATGCACTTGAAGGCAAGGAAGAAGGCCACGAAGGTCATGAGCAGATTGAGGAAATGAAGGATGTTCTTCGTGCTGAACAGCGCGTCGTTGGAGGAGGACTCGATCGCCGCGTCCTCCTCGGACACGAAGGTCGACTTCACATTCTTACCGATGAGTTCCGTGAGCGCCGAAATGGTAGCCATGGGGAAGATACTTTTTAAATAATATGAGGTTTTTTTTGTAGGTTTTGGTGGATGTGTGTAAAAAAACCGTTCGAAAAGCCAAATATCAAAATAACATAACGATGTATCTTATTCGTCATTTGCCCACAAAAACGTATTACGGAATCGTGCATCAGAACGATCGCATGGCGGTGACATGCTTTCGACATCAACACGACGCGAAGCTAGTCGCGAACTCTTTGAGTCAATACATGAAAAGACACGGGAACTTTCCTAAACCGGACAACAAACTATATATTGTGAATCCGAACAAGCATTCGCTGCAAGATTCGATGGAGTCGATGTTGTGGATCGAAGAACGAGAGAACAACGAGACTATGTACCACGAGTTCGGAGGTCGAGATATCGACATGTATTTCGTATTGAACATGCATCACAACGGTACCGGTATGGACGTGGAGGCCATCACCATGATGTCGGACGTGGACTACGAGCGGTACATCGCGACTCTCGCCGCGGATTGCAACAACTTCGGTGAGCCGGAAATGTAAATCGCAACAAAAAAACTGTTGTTACATATTCTACACCTTAAACATCTGTACACGCTAGCTATTGTTACAAAACGGGGATTTGCCGAAAATTTACACTCAACTTGTATGATACATAGGGAGGTCCCTTACGCTGTGTTGTTGGACTGAATTTGAAGCATACGCTCGTTCAACAATCGAACCGCTCGGTTGATCGCGCCCTTGTTGCTTCCCCACACTTCGACGATCTTGCGAGACGAGTCGTACCAAATGTAGTCCGTGCCCTTGACACGAGCGGTGATCGCCTTGAAGACCTTACCGTTCGAACCGATGACGAACTTCATTTGATCGTGAGGGACCATGATCGGTACCTCCACGCTCGTAGAGTTGGGGGGCGGGTTGTAGGTATTGGGCGAGTCGGTCGAAGTCCAACCGGACTCTTTGGCCTCGCAAGGAGGCGCTTGCGAGGCCGTTTGTGCGTTATCCTTCTTGCCGTTGAAGGACTTCCACGTCTGTTTGACGGGAACGGGTTTGTTGGATCGTTTTTTGCGATGGACTTTCTTCTCCTTGGTACCAAGGTCGACGACAAAATCCTTCGAAGCGTCGATCATATCCAGCTTGGAGAACTGGGAAGAGAGGGAGGCGACCTCAATGATCGAAGCCATGGATCCGAAATGACGAAACCGAAATCGAGTAAACGTGGGTGTGCACCGTCTCAATTCTCGTCAAAAATTTCGTCAATTTTTTTTTGAGAGGTGTGTACCGTCTCGAATAAAAAAAAATTTGAGACGATTCGTTTGTTTAAACATAACCAATGCATAGGCACCAATAATCATGAGAGTGATCGTGTTGGACGTGGAGACCTCCGGACTGCCTCTCCGTAGAGACAGCAAACCGTACATGTTGGACGATTTCGAACCGGCGCGCATCATCGAGCTCGCCTATGTGATCGTCGACGACGATCATCAAATCGTTAAAGAGCGCGAGTTTCTCCTCAACGATACGGTCGACGTGCTGACGAACAGTCACATCCACGGCATTCAGCTTCAAGACTTGAAAACGCGCGGGGTCCCTTTGATGCGAGCGATGGGAGAGTTGTACGACGATCTTCAAACGGTGGACGCGGTCGTGGCGCACAATCTGGAGTTCGATCTCAAGATTCTGTTGTCGGAATGTTACCGAGAGAGGGACGCGCTCTCTTCGTTGCGTCGTCTCTTGAAAAATACGAAGGGGGCGTGTACCATGCTGAACGGAAAACGTTTCATGGACGTGCGTAAATGGCCCAAACTGGTGGAGCTGTACGAACACATCACGGGCGAACGGGTGGATCAAACGCATCGCGCGATGGACGACGTCAAACTGTGCTATCGCTGCTTCGTACACATGCAGACCATCACTTCGATGTCCATAAACGCAAACAGCACTTTTTGAGTCGACTTGTCGATTTCTTCAAATTCAATTGAAGTCCGCCCTTCGAGGCGTACACGACAACATCGATGATATCGCCACCAACGTTACGAATGAACTCGATGAGCTCGTTTCTTTCTCCGCTTTCGGAGACTTTGGATTCCACAAGCCGGGACAAAATCTCGATCGCGAGTTCCTTCTTGGTCGCACCGGGCTCCTCGAGGTAGTCCTCCACGATCTCCAACACCTTAGGGATCAACGCAGCGATCGTTTGAAAATTCAATGTTTTTATATCGAATGCACGCTCTAAAGAGTCCACGCACCGACGCACGTCCTCGTCCGAAGCTAACGTTGGACACCCCTCTTTGTTCGACTCCAAATATCTGCGCACCTCCTCGTCCAAATCGCCCGAGAGGTCCTTCATGCACACTGTTTTCTCCAAGTCGGTCATACCTACACTACGAGTTACCGTATTGATTAGATTGTTCTCCAACACCTGCAAAAAAAAATAATCGATCGTTTTGGGTTTAGACGGTGTACTTTTGAACCGTTTACAGCGCTTCAGAAAAGTCGTGCATGAATCGCTCTTTCAACGTCGACGTGCTTGGTGTTCGCGCGGTTTTGAACGTCTCGCGATCTCCGAGGATCACGCATTTGTGTTTGGCGCGACTTATCGCGGTGTACAGCATCGCTCGCGAGTCGTTGTTCTTCCACATCTGGTGCTCGGGACTCATTAGCACGACGATGTTGTCGTACTGACTGCCTTGCACCTTGTGCACGGTCAGACAGTAGGCGAGACTGAATTCCCGATACAGATCGTTGATGAAAACCTTGTCTATCTTGTCCGAGTTGAGGTAATGGACGTTGCAAAGCCCCAACTCGTTCGATGTTCGCACGTAGCCGATGTCGCCGTTCGCGAAGAGCGACTCCGGTCGATAGTCGTTCACCGTCCGTACGACCAAATCACCGTCGTACATGGGAGTAGTGACCTTGTAGGAGGGGAAGAAGGGGATCGCGTTCATCGGCAGGAACAGCTTCTGTAGGATACGATTGATCTCCTCCGTGCCTCCGGCATACTTGTGCTGCGGAGTCACGAAGCGAGTGGTGTTCATATCGAGACCGTGGCACCTCACTACCCGTTGAACGACATCTTTGTCGAACCGCTCGAAGGGTTCGAAGCACAAACTCTCTTGATCGAAATCGGCCAACGACGGGCACCCTCCCGTGCTCATCTTTTTGATGGTGTTTCTCAACGCGCCTTTGGACTGTCGCTTCAACACCTTCAATCGAAACACGCTCGCGTATCCCGACTGAATGATCGAGTTCACCGGAGTGCCCGCTCCGATCGGAGGTAACTGGTCCATATCTCCCAACAACACGAGCTTCGCGTCGTACATGCGACACACGCGCGCGATCTCTTCGAACAAATAGAAGTCGATCATCGAGCTCTCGTCCACGATCACGTAGGACGGGCGAAAATCTTCGAAAAACTGCGGTTCGTACAACATACGATGGATCGTCGCGAACCGCGTCCTTTCGTATTTGGAGCATCGCGACACCAGATTGTTGAGGGCCATGCCGGTAGGGGTCAACAGCAAACACTTATTGTTGGCGGGGAGGTGTGCTAGCATGCAATCTACGATGGTCGTCTTTCCTGTACCGGGGTGTCCGCAAATGATCGTCATACGCTGCTCCAACGCGTGACATACCGCGAGCGATTGCATCGATGTGAGACTCAGGTTCAAGTTGGTCGTCGCGTATTCGTTGATTTTGTCCCTCAAATCTTGGTTCGCGGTGTACACCGCCTCGTTCTCTTCGAGTAGATCCATCACCGCGTCGCCTAACCGAATCTCTCGATTTTGAAACTCGGGGATCGTGACGTACTCGGTAGAGGTTTCCGAGAATCGAACGACCGAGGCGAAGGTCTTCGCATCAACATCCTCCGAAAAATCCTTCTGAAACTGCTTCTCTACGACAAACTTGGGTACGTAGAACCGTCGGTATTCGAACAGCAATTTGTCGTAAAGCCACGAGGTTCGAAAATACGTCGGATCAAAACGGAGTTCGTACGAGTCCATGATTTGCGTCGCGGTCTCGAATCGCAGCAGCATCTCCGGCGTCTGAACGAAACGTAAGGGATCGACTTGTACACGATGAAGCAGAAAGTCCAAGTCTTCGGAACGACGCAGCTTGTTGATCATCTTCGAAACGTCCGTGTCGGCCAACTTCAACTCTGTGATTAGAAATCCGAAAATCCACTCGCTGTCGACGACAGCTTCGTCCTTACGTATGACAGGCAAATCATTGAAGTGTTCGTTTTCTACGCATATATGTTTGATTATCTCCTGGTATCGCTTGTAAAGTACCACGCATTTGTCTCGTAGTTTGTCCTTCGCCGAGGCATGCTCTTTGCGACCCGATTTGGATCGCTTTTGGTCATGGTTCGAACTGAAGTAGTTGGTGATGGACGATTGGTTCGACATCTTGGCCTTCGGACGTCGTGTTGTGTACGCGAACGGTCAATTTTTTTTTAATTCACAATTCGACGAAGTGTTGATCGCATCGTTTCGCAACGATTTTATGAGTGATGGTCACCACACGTCCGTTCGGAAAAGTGCGCGCGACCGGCTCGTCGAGTGGTACGCGTTTGACGCGATAGAACACGCGCGGTTTGGAAGAACCTCGAGTGGTCTCTTGCAAAACCAGCTTGATCGTCGTGGGGTCTCCCCGCACGGCATCGTAGGGTGGCGTGTTCCTAAGCTTGAACAGACGCGTACCGTATTTTCTCGCGGCTGCGCCGGGTGTGCGTGCCCGAAAATAGGATTGCGGCGGACTCTCGTATCCGATCTCCGACCACACGAGTCGAAACGTGCGTGCGGCCATTTGTAATTAGTTCCACATAATATTCTGCTCATTATTACAAAAAATCGGTTTCATGTCCATCGAACATCGTACATCGTCGAAACTGTCGAGCGACACGTGGCAGCACGTCGCGGTGACCATGGACTCCGGTTCGAGCACGATCGAGTTCTACGTAGACGGAAAACGAATCGAAACGACGCGCATGTCCGAGTCCACGATCGCTGCGAACGACAACGCCATCGTAATCGGAAAGAGCCCGGACGCGCGCTTTCACGGCGCCATGGACGACGTACGCGTTTACAATCGAGCCCTTCGAAGCGACGAAATCGCACACATGGTTCGAGCCGCAGACGAGAGCGCTCTGTCTCTACGATACGATTTCGAAAACTGTGTGGAGTGTCACGGAGACATCAAATTTCGGGACAGCGGACCGTACGGATACGACGGATTGTGCCGTAACACCGGTGCGCAATGCGACGCGATCACCACCGATCCGGGAGAGTTCGTGGTCGGGTCCTCCGCGTATCGAACACTGGAGGACCAATACATCGAAATCCAAATAGACGACGAGTCGGATCGACTACAAGGCGAGCATCTGCGCGCGTGCACCTTCGCCGGGTGGATCAAACTCGCGGTCGGTCATGGAGCTTGGGAGCCGGTAATCACCAAAGAAGGGGTGTTCTCGTTCGGAGTGCGAGACGGACGGCCTAGTCTACTGTTGGGGGACGGGACCACACTCCATGCCTTATCCGAATATCATTCCATGTCGGCAATGCACGATATGGCTCATATGTCCTGTCTGTGCGAAATGGGACACAACGGATTCACCTGGTCCTTCGAAGACCATTTGCGAGACGAGACGAGCACCCTCACGTTGGAGACGTACGAAGCCACGCACACGATGTACATGTTCGACGACGACGCCTTGGGCAATCGATGTTTGGAGTTAAAAAACGACTGGGGACTCTTCGTCGGACGTCACACGTCGTTGCCTTCTTGGCTGACGCAAGGAACGTTCTCCGTCATTTGTCGATTCAAACCGCTCGATACGACCGCGTTGCGGCTCGAACTCGCCGAAACCAAGAGCAGTGCGTACGACGGACAACCGACGCGCGCGGCGGTGCAACTGTGGACCGCCGACTCCAACGAGTTGTGGGGCAAAGTGTGCGGACTCACGGAGTCGACGCCCGTGAAAACCCTCGTAACCAATACGTGGAACGAGTTGGTGCTCTCTCAAGATCACTCCAAGAGCACCTTGATCGCATTCTTGAACGGGCAAGAGATCGGCGCTTTGTCGATGGTGACCTTCTCTTCGTTGAAAGAGATCCTCTTACGAGTAGCACACGGAGAGCACGACGGCGGGGTCGTGCTCGACTTTGTGGAACTGACGGATATGGGGCTGACCACCTCCGAGGCCGCGAGCGCTTACTTCGTATCTCGTCGCACTCATCGCATGTATCCTCCTCGTGGTGTACAAGGGAAGTACACCTTCGACGACACTCGACAACCGCACAAAGACACCTCGAGCGCGGGTCACGACGCAAGCATCGTGGGTGCGCCCACCTTCGATGTCGGTGCGATTGACGGTAGCGCGGCGATGCGATTCGAAGCTCCGCTCGAAATGACGATCCCTTGCGATACACCGAGTTTTAGCTTCGCTACGTGGGTGAATCCGGATTCGATTCAAGGAATGCGTCCGTTGACGATGCGAGGAGACATCGAAAAGGGGCTCGTCTTCGGCATCCACGACGGACGCTTGGAGTTTCGAGCGTACAACAGCGCACCACCCGTCGTGAGTACGCTGCGAGCGACGCACACTACGGACGCGCGACGACTGCGTACCGTGCAGGTGTCCGCGCGAATATACGATCGTAGCGCTACGATATGTCATATGATGCTGCTTCGTGATCCCTACGCGCAGGACATCGACGCGTTTTTGGGATCTTTGGACGCTAGCGTCGTGAGCTACGGAGCGACGGGTGCCGTGTTGAAACGACAAACCACCGAAGGCACGTTGGAAGGCACTCTCACTCACTATTTTGACGGTACATCGGTGCCGATCGGATTGGACGGTCGTCATCGACTCTATCTTGTGGTGCACGCGACGGACGCATCCGGACAATCCACCGTTCGAACCACCGAAATGCGCTACGTCGCCATGTCTTCGGACAACGAGATCTGTCTGCGCGACGGAGGCTCGTACACAGTCTCGCGTCGCGTCTCCGACGATCCTCTGTACACCGATTGGATATTGGTGTTGCAATATCGACGTCCACAGGGCTACGCCGCGAACGCAAGTGCCTTGACCAATCGATTCCCGATATACTCGGAAGACGGCGCCGAAGAATCGGAGTGGGGGCACACGTCTTCGGAACTGTTCGATAAGCTCGTGTCGTGGCTCGGACGGTACGGTGTGCAACTTCACGTGCAAGGCGAGACGGACGCTCACGCTCGAAAGGTGGATTTCACCACCTCGTGGCCTTGGATGGTGGATT